GTGTACTTTGAACCAATGGATATTGATTCGTTACTGAAAAAGAATGAATTGAAATTCAAATGGAAATTTAACATACCTACAGTGGCACAGCTTGTTCCGGGTGTTAATCAAGGACAAATTATTGTGGGTGCCGCTCGACCAAACACAGGTAAGACATCTTCCCATGCATATTTATGTGCTGGTCCAGATGGTTTTGCCCAACAAGGTGCTAAGGTTATGGTGTTGGCTAACGAAGAGGACACAGGTCGGGTATCAGCTAGGTACCTTACAGCATCGTGTGGTATGAAGATCGAAGACATTGTAAAGGATCGGCAAAGAGCAGAGAGTTTCTTTGGTCCTATTAAGGATAGACTCAAAGTTACCGATGCTACAGGATGGGACTTAGATCGTGTAGAGAGGGCCATTAAGGCGTATGAACCCGATATTGTGGTAGCTGATATGGCAGACAAGTTTCAGCCCGAAGGTAAATACACGGCCCATCATGAACAACTAAAGGCTACTTATATTAGGCTTAGGCTTCTTGCAAAGCAATATAACTGTGTTATATTTGCCATGTCTCAACTCTCAGCGGAGGCAGAAGGCAAAGTATTCGTGAATATGTCTATGTTAGAAGGCTCTCGTACCGGAAAAGCAAGTGAAGCAGACGTACTATTCTGTATCACGAAAACTCCTATGGTCGAGGGACAACAAGAGAATGAAAGTCCAGAAAGACATTGGCTTGTACTAAAGAATAAACTTACCGGGAAACATGGACGAGTAGTGACTCTCCTTGATCCTGAAACTGCAACCTATAGTTCATAAGGATACATGATGAAGCTCACCATTGATATTGAGAATACCGTTCAGAAACTTCCATCGGGAAAGGTATTACTTGATCCCTTTACCACCGGAAATAAATTGGTATTAGTTTGTACCAAACAAAACGATGGAAAGGAATCGTCCTTTTGGTTTAATCATGACACGCATAGTACAGAGAATGCTAAAGAACTATTACAAAAACAGTTGGATGAGACTACGGTTTTGATCTGCCATAATGCACAGCATGAGTTGATCTGGTTGTGGGATACAGGATTTAAATATGACGGCCCAATATTTGATACACTGTTGGTAGAATATCTATTTCAGCGTGGACAAAAGGAACCTTTATCGTTAGCGGTGATAGCAGAACGATGGCAGTTGCAGAATCAGAAGTTAGATACATTGCAACAAAATCTTAAGCAAGGAATCTCCGTTGCTAGTGTGGATGGTGATGAACTTGTGGAGTATTGCCTTACAGATGTTCGTGCTACACAAGAATTAGCAGAGAACTTACGCAAAAAAATGTTTACATCGGAGTATGCACCGTTACAAAATATTATTGAATTAACCAACAGTCTGTGTATTCTTCTTGCCAAGATATATTGTCGTGGGTTTTATGTAAATAAGGAAGCTTTACAGAAAGTACGAACCGAATTTCAAAATGAACGAGAAGAACTAATACTTTCCCTTAGTCGTCAGACAGCAACACTAATGGGGGATACGCCTGTTAATCTGTCATCTCCAGAACAACTGAGTGCTGTAATTTACAGTCGCAAACCAAAGGATAAAGGTGTTTGGTCCACCAGTTTTAACAAGTACATGAAACTTGGGGAGTTTAAGAAAGCCGTTACCGATAATTCGGAAATTGTATATAAAACTAAGGCGGTGCAATGTTCAAAGTGTCAGGGCAAAGGATATAATCTGGCAATAAAAAAGGATGGGACAATAGGAAAAGCAAAACGTATTTGCAAGGTTTGCAATCATGTCGGTGTGTTATATTTACCACAGAAACAAATCGCTGGTTTGAAATTTTCTGCTCCTGCCGCCAGTTGGGTTGCGAATCATGGCTTTAGTACCAGCAAAACTAATCTTACCGTTCTAGAAGCTACGGCAAAGAATAAAAAGATGAGTGAAGCACAGGAATTTCTATATAATATTCGTCGATTGTCTGCGCTTGATACTTATATCTCTGCCTTTATTGATGGAATTGAGACTTACATGAAAGAAGATAGTCTGTTGCACGTTAGACTATTACAACATCGAACAACAACAGGTCGTCTTGCATCTGACTCTCCAAATCTACAGAACATGCCACGAGCAAATACATTTCCTATTAAACAGGTCTTTCAATCTCGTTGGCCGGATGGTAAAATCATAGAGGCAGACTTTGCTCAGTTAGAATTTAGAGCAGCCGCATTTCTAGGCAATGATGAAGTAGCTAAACACGAGATTGCTACAGGCTTTGATGTTCATAGCTATACAGCTAAAGTAATTAGTGATGGAGGACAAAATACAACTAGACAAGAGGCAAAGGCACACACTTTTGCTCCTCTATTTGGTGCAACAGGTTTTGGTAGAACAAAAGCAGAAGCATTATACTATACCCATTTTGTTAAAAAATATACAGGTATAGCACAGTGGCATATGCACTTAGCCAATGAAGTTATGGCTACGGGTATGGTGACAACACCAACCGGACGACAATTTGCTTTTCCAGATGTAACGAGACAGCAAGGTGGTAGAGTGACACATTTTACCGCAATTAAAAACTATCCGGTACAGTCAATTTCAACCGACATTGTTCAAGTCACTTTGCTTTTAGTTGAAGAGTACATGAGACAGAAAGAACTTCATAGTTTAATTGTAAATAGTGTACATGACAGTATTGTTATAGATACATATCCGGGTGAAGAAGAACAAGTGAAACACAGTATTAGTGAGGCAGAACAAACACTTAGAACAGCTCTCTTACAGCGATTAGAGGTTGATATTGATGTTGAACTGCCTATGGATTGTAAGATAGGACCAAACTGGATGAGTGTAGTAGAATATGCTTGACATCTATTTTAAGTACGATATAATGGTACAATCTTTTACAACAAGGAGGTATAATGGACACAGAATTAGTTACACTTGATACAGAAAACCAAGCTTCAGTAGCAGAATTTATGGGTATTCCGGGGGATACTGTAGTCTCCCGTTCTACGGATGCTCTTTGTAGAATGCGTATTTGGCATAAGGCTATTATGGGGGCAGTTAAAACTAACGGAAAGATTCGACAAGCAGAAGTGGTACCCGGTGGAGCATACAGGTTTGATACAAACGGGAATTTTATCTATTCAGAAACCGTTTCGTTCCGGCCTTTCTTGCAACGGTTCCGGTTCTCTCGTTGGATTCCTAATCTAAATCCAGAGGTCGGTGGTCGGCGTGGTAGGTACTTAAAATCTGCTTTCACTCACGACTACAAAGTATTTACATCATCTGATTTGATTGATAATGATGGTGGGTTTAATTGTGGTAGGCCAAGTGGTTACATTAAAGACTGGAAAGCTTTGCCGGATGAAACACGAAAACTTATTACATCGGTCAAACGAGTTCGTGCTTTGTTTGGAGAGGCTACGTTACATGATCCAGTTAATGAGGAAGGTGAAGCAGTAACCCCCAATGGTCCCATTCCAGTTATCTGGGAGATTGAGAATAATGAAGCGTTTAAAATTCTTGGTGAGGTCTTGCAAAAATATAGAAGTGCGGGGCATCTATTCCCACAACACAGTCTTGAACTATCTACTAAAGGGGCACCAATGTTGAATGGAAATATGCTCTTTAAGCCAGTTCCAGAGCTAGATATTACTAAGATAATAGACATTGAGCAGCCCAAAGATAATGAAACACTCCAGAATTTCAGTGCATGGGTGGCAAACTACAATAACTTTATTGCGGAAGAGTACAAGCAAAACTCAAATGCAATAGCTACGCTTAGTCCAGAGGAAGCAGATGTCGTAGAATCCTTTATCACTGTAGAGGAGAATGATTAAATGGATCATCCAGTAGAACTTCTTGTCCACTCATACCTCAATGATGTGCGAGAGGGCAAAGCTTCTATGTCTGAAGAAACAATTCAAGGGATTGTGAAGCACGTTGAACAGGCGGTTAAGAAACAATTTAACAGAGATGAGAAACGAAATTTTCGTGTTCGGGCTAGTAATATAGGTCGGGCTACCTGTCAACTTTGGTTCCAAAAGAATAAGCCAGAGGCTGCGGTTCCTCCTGCTTCACATTTCTTGCTACGAATGATGATCGGAGACATCACGGAAGCGGTGTTTAAGGGCGTTTTAAAGGAAGCTGGAGCTACCTTTGAGGAGCCAGAGAAGATTGAAACAGAAATTGGTGGTGAAGTTGTAGCAGGAGAGTATGATCTTGTGCTTGACAATAAAGTAGATGACATCAAATCAGCTTCTCCTTGGAGTTATCGTAATAAATGGATTGATGGTGATCATCTAGCCGACAATGATAGTTTTGGGTATGTTGGTCAGCTTACTGTGTAT